TTACTTCACGCTCTTCCGCAGCCGCTCAAACTCAGCATCGGCCTGGATGGCCTCCTTGGTAAAGCTGTTATTGAACCACCAGTTGACCAGCGCAGACACGGTAGTGAAGCCGGTGGAGATGAGCTGTTCGAGCTGGGCGCTCTCGATGGGCAGCACGGGCTTGCCTGCGGCGCTCAGGATCTGGTTGATGAGGGCCAGAGCCAGCACGGCGGTGCGGGCCAGGGTGGCGGCGGATACGGTGCGGGGAGTGGTGATATGTGCGTTCATGGGATGTCCTTTCTGAGCATCATTTCGACAGTGCTTCTCAAGTCCATGTATTATGCCTCCTTACTCCTTTTCCAGCGCCGCTTTCATGCGGTCAAAGAAAAACTGGATCACCCGTCCGATGGTCTCATCAGTGATGGCCCAGCTGATGAGCCTGCCGTATTTGCTGGTACTCAGGGCGGCCCGGAGCATCTTGACGACCCACGCCTTGCGCTCTGCGCCGCGCTTTGTCCCCTGGATCTCCTGCTCTGCCCGCTCGATGAGGTCCAGCACCAGCGGCTTTACCGCTGCGCCATAGCCCAGCCGGACGCAGCCCAGGGCGTAAAAGATAAAGCCGCCCAGCATGAGAACTGCCGCCACCGGGGCGGGAATGACGCCCAAAATGTTATTGATCGTTGCCATGTATTACTCCCCTCTCTCTTTTTCGAGGTCTGCAATGCGGTGGTTTGCCACCTTCATCTGTTCTTCAAGCACCGGGACGCGCTGGGCGAAATTGTTGTGCGTCCGGACTTCCCGGGTCAGCTCTTCCAGCTTCGTGTCCGTGATCGCCTGCTGCTTGTCCAGCTTGGCGTCCATGCTCTGGGCGGTGTGGTTATTGGAGACGATCACGCCGATCAGGCTCAGACCGCCGGTGATAATGGCTACGATGATTGCTTCGCTCATGCGCCCTCCCGGAGACGGGTCAGGCCCTTCTTCATGATGATACGGGGGTAGTTGCGCTCGGTGACGTTGAGGTCTACGTCGCCGGAGATACCCGGCACGCTGCCCTTGCTGGTGTGCTGGTGGGCGTTGTAGCTAAACGTCACGTTGGGCGTCTTGCCGGTGTAGTCGGCCAGCCAGATGTCCCACCGCCCGGCCAGACGCTCCATCTCAAGGAAGCGGTTGGCATAGCTCGTGTAGGTGTAGAGCTGGGCGAAGAACCCCATCTTCTCGATCTGCTCGAGGTGGTAGGCCGCGAGGTTGGTCAGGTCTTTCGGCTTGTGAATAGTCAGCATGGCGTCTTCCATGTCCACCGCCACCGGCATGGTCAGCTCTTTGCCCCGCAGCGCCTTCCGCAGTACCGCCAGCTCCTTGTCGGCCTCTGCCTCGCTCATGGCCTTCGTGAAATAGTAGACACCAATATTCAGCCCCGCTGCCTTGGCGTTAGCGTAGTTGGTCTCGAAAGTCGGGTCGATGTACGCCTTGCTGGGGTTGTAGCTAGCACTGTTCCCGCAGGCCCGGAGCATGACGCCCTTGTAGCCAGCCCCCTTGATAGCCTGCCAGCCCTCCATTTTGATTTTTCCCTGCCACCGGCTCACATCGACGAACCGGTAGGGCGGGTCTCCCTCCCAGCCGGGCGGAGCGTTTACCTGCTCCGGGGCGGTAGCAGGGGCGTCAGGGGTGGTCTCTGCCTCGTTACCGGGACCAAAGATGGCCCGCACCAGTTTTTCCAGCAGCTCCAGCAGTTTATCCATTGTAGTAGTCCTCCCCCGTAATCTCCTTATACCGCTCTTCACTGATCTCACCGCCGGCTACCCGTTTGGCCAGCTCCCGCTTGACCCCGGGGCGGCGGCTTGTGGGCATCTCTGCCCATTCCTTGGTGCCGGCGATCAACCTGTTTGCCCAGATTTTATCCATATGCTACCTCCTTACTTGTTGTTGATAGCGGCGTCCAGCTCGCACAGCGAGTCCTCGATAGTCGCCAGCCGCTCCTGTGATTCCATGTCCTGCTCGCACATGGCGTCCTCGATCCCCGCCACGAGGCCGGGCAGCTCCCTGAGCTTCTGCTCCTCTTCCAGCTTCCGGTGGAGCTCTTTCAGGCTCTTTTCTGTTTTGTGCAGACTCATCCGATCACACCTCCGATCATGGTGATGTTGCCGCCGACGCCGGAAGCTCCCCGGGTGATCGTCACCTTGTAGTTAAAGGCCGCTCCCTTGGCGGCGGTCTTGTTGGCAAAGGCGTGGTGTGCAAAGGCCCGGCTCTCGCCGCGCTGGATGTCGGTGCAGTTCTCCCACACGGGAGCATCGTCCCGTGCGTTATTGGTCATCTCCACGCTGAGGCTCATATCTGCCGGGAAACTGCCCTCCAGCGTCAGCGCAGCCACCGTAATGGTGTCGTCTGCTGTCATCGGTTGGGACAGCGAGAGAACGGCATGGGTCACGTTTTTGGTAAAGGTCGCCGTCCACTCTGTCGAGGTCTTGCCGTCGTCCGCTTCCAGCACCAATGTGTTCTCCCCGTTGAGGATCTGCTGGAACAGGGCTTTCTCGCTCAGGCACTGTACCGTGAGTTCGGTGCCGGTAGCCACGTTCTCACGGATGGCCAGCTCCACACCGTTCACCTTTTCGGTGATGGTCATGGGGTCTCCGTCGCCGTCGGTCACGGTGTAGGGCAGTGTAAACGGCTCGTTCTTCTCGCCCAGCGCCACGCCGCTCTCGCCCGCATCGGAAGTGATCTCCGGCGGTTGGTTCACAGTCGGGAAGCCGTCCTTGTCGATGTATAACGTCTCCGGCAGGGTGAAACAGGGCAGATAGCCGTAATAGGCGTTATATGCATATCCGGTTGAAAAAACGCCCCAATCGGAGTTGCTTATTCCGGAAAGATACAAGCCATTAGCATAGTAATAATCCCTGCTTCCATCGTCATCGTCCTCATGGCCACTATCAGCATTGCTATGGGTTCTTGTCCAAATGCCCTTTCCGTAGACAGTAAATATCTTTTCGAGTCGAGTACGCGCTTCTTTTGAAAGCAAAGATCCATCCGAATGACCAGCACTGGTCACAGCTTCTGCTTCTGAAATAGTGAAGAAGGCAGTGTTGAATGTACCTAAATTAAAATTCGAGGGTGATGAGTAATAATCACGAGGAGAATAAGCCTTATATTGGGTCGTTGCGATCCATTTTTTTACTGTGGATGTGAAACTGGATGGATATGTGTCTGTAAGGTATTTGTATATTGCATTGGTTACGCGTGTACCACCGTAATTGATTGTGCCCCATCCAAGACTATAGCTGCTGCCTGTTTGACATCGGATTCCACTCGTCACCGGACTCTCCCGGCAAAACAGCGTCCGTCCCTTGCCGTTCAGGCCGCTCTCGTAGTTGTGGGCCAGCACGTAAAACTTGACTTTGGTGCTGCCTTCCATCAGGTAGACAAAGCCATCGCCAATGGCTAAGTTTTTGATCTGCATATTTCTGATCCTCCTTCCTCTTAAAACTCCACCCGGCTCGCCGCCTTGTTCCACACACCCGTCAGCTCCACGCCGCCAAGCGTGTCAAAGGCCGAAACAAAGCTGATACCGCTTACATCTGTGCCATGCACCATCTCCAACAGCTTGATGCGCACGCCGGTAGCCGCAGCGTCCGCCGCCGCGCCGGAGATGGTGAGGGTGGGGTTCACCCTCACGCCGCTCCCCGCCACCAGTCCTGTCACTACAGTGCCGCCCGCGTTGCCCAGCAGCGTTACCTGCACCCGGATGTCTCCGGAGGGCTTCGCCCTGGCGTAAAAGCGGACAAATCCGTCCCGCGCCTCGCAGTAGGCCGGGCATCCCGCTTCCTGCGCCGCTGCGCCGTAGTTGTCCGGGTAGGAGCCGAGAGCCGCATAGCCGGTCTTTGCTTCCGGCACCGGTGCGTCCTGCATCAGGGGCCAAGCTCCCTCTGCCTTCTCCCAGCTCTCCGGCTTCAGAGTCACGAGGCGGCTTCCCCGGTATCCGGCCCCGTCGCCCGCAAGGCCCGGGTACAGCACTTCGCCTGCGCTGTTGTAGATAGGTTCACTCATTCTTTTACCTCCGCTTTTGCCGTGATGACGATGTTTCCGGTCACGGCCTCGATGTTCACGCAGCCCTCTTCGGCGTTCCACGCACTTCCGGTCACGTCCTCGCTGCCCATCTTCACGTTCACCTCGGTCAGGGTGTACCCGCTCTCGGCGGTCAGGGCGGCTTTGTAGGCCCGGCCCTTCGCCACCACGACGGCGGTCTGGTCGGTGGTCACATGGCTCAGCCGGTTCACCACGCTGCACCACACCAGTGCCTGGCTCACCGTCACGCTGCATTCGGCCTTTACGCCGCCTACCGTGGCGCTGATGAGCGCGCTGCCCTCGGCCACGCCCCGCACGATGCCGCCGCTCACGGTGGCCACGTCCTCCCGGCTGCTCTGCCACACCACGGTGCGGTCGTCGGCGTTCTCGGGCCGCACGGTGGCTGTCAGGCGGGCCGTGCCGTCCACGCTCAGCTCGAGGGTGCTGCGATCCAGCGTCACGCTGCTCACCGGCACCCTCGCCGCCTTTACGGTCACGGTGCAGCTGGCCGTCTTGCCGCCCACGCCGGCCCGGATGATGGCCGCGCCGGCGGCGCGGGCCGTCACCACGCCGCTGTCCACCACGGCGGCCTCTTCGTTGGAGCTGGTCCATACGATGCTGCTCTGGGGGATGCTGGTGGGCAGCACCGTGGCCGTCAGGGTGGCAGTCCTGCCCTCCGTCAGCTCCAGCGTCCCGGCGCTCAGCATCAGGCTGGCGGCTTTCAGGCCGTCCTCGGCCACCGTTACGCTGCACGCCGCCTTCACGCCGCCCGCAATGGCTGCGATCTCCGTCGTTCCGGCGCAGATGGCCACCACCTCGCCCCCGGTCACGCTGGCGGTCTCCGGGTCGGCGCTGTACCACACCACAGCCTGATCAGCGTTCTCCGGGCTGACTGCGGCTGTCAGGGCCGCAGTCTCCCCCGGCTTCAGTGTCAGGGCGGTCTGGCTCAGGGTCACAGCCTCTACCGGCACCTCTGCCTCCCGCACCCGCACGGCACAGCAGGCGTATTTCCCGCCGCTGGCGGCGAGGATGGCCGCAGCGCCCGACTTCTTGGCCGTCACGGTGCCGTCGCTCACCTCGGCCACGGTCTCGTCGCTGCTCAGCCACGCCACGTCGCCCTCCGGGTCGGCGGCTGCGTCCAGCACCGCCGTCTCACCCGCCGTCAGGGTCAGGGCGTCGGCGCTCAGGCTCACCCGCTCCACTGCCGGCTTCACCAGCACGGCGCACTCTGCGCTGCACCCGTCTGCCCGGGCCGTGATCCGCGCTCCGCCGGGGGTCTTTGCCGTAATGACGCCGTCCTCCACAGCGGCCACAGCCTCGTCGCTGCTCTCCCACAGCACGGTCTGCTCCGTTGCATTCTCGGGGCTGATCCGGACTCCCAGCGCCGTCCGCTCTCCCGCATACAGGGTCAGGCTGTCCCGGGTCAGCCGCACGGCCTCCACCGGCACCTCGGCCCATACCCCGCTCAGCTGGTCCAGCAGGGTGTCGGCGGTCCTGGTCTGGTAGGCAGCTTCCCGCAGCAGACGCATCAGCAGGCGGCGCTCCTCCTTTTTCGGGGCAAGGTTCGCCGCCCGGTTCGCCGCCTGGGTGGCAGCGGTGCAGGCATCCAGTGTCTCATTTGCCGCGCCCAGTGCGCTGGCAGCACTCGCTGCCGCAGCTGTGATGTCTGCCTGCGTCCTTGCCGCCGCAAGGGCAGCAGCGTTTTCGGCGTCCTCGGCATCCATCCGCTCCTTCTGGGTGGCAGCTGCGCCTTTCTGGGCGGCATCTGCCGCAGCCTTTGCCGTCTTGGCCGCGTCCTTTGCGGCTGCACCCTCGTTCATGGCCGTGTTCACGGCCTGCTGTACCAGCGCCACAAACTGGGCGTATACGCTGGGGTCGATGTCCTCCACCGTACCCGACAGCCCGATGGTGTCATAGCAGTCGTATTTCGCCGGGCAGCTCATGGCCGTGTAGCCGTCCGCGCTCTGGGCCAGCAGCATCCACAGCCCCTGCCGGGCAGTGGTAAAGCGGTGGTCTACCGTCACCGTCCGGCTCTCGTCCAGCAGCACCGGCTGGGGCAGCGTGCCGCCCTCCTGCTCGATGTGCAGGGTCACGGCCATCCCGCTCCACTCCTCCGGCAGCGCGAAGCTCAGGCTCTCCACGCCCGCCGTTCCTACGCCGCCCAGATGCAGCACGCCCGGCTCGGCCCGCCAGCCCATCCCGCCGAATCGGTCTTTGATGATCCTTACTTTCACTCTGAGGCTCCTTCCTTTGAGAAAGGCTCCCCTCGCCAGGGGAGCTGCTTTGCAGCGCCGCCGTCAGGCGGACTGCAAAGCTGAGAGGTTTCCTTCCGGTCCGCTGCCGTTTCTAAAGGCCTCTTCTTCTCCAGCCTACCACGTCCCCTGCTTCAAAACTACTGCGGACTTATGCAAGCCCGCAGTAGTTTTGTAAGGTCTCGCCGCAGGCGAGCGCGGGTTGCGGCTCCCAGCATCTGCTGCGCTGCCGCTTGCATCTTGCTGGCCGCTGCCCCAACAGCTCCTCCCTGTTTCGGCCACTGGCCGCGGTCGTCGCCGTTGCAGACTTATCCAGATATACAAAAAGGGCAGACGCCCCGGTCCATCACCAGAGCGCCTGCCCTTATCTTATTTCACCTCCTCCCACCAATTTCTCTCGTCCTTCACCTTCTCCGCCTTCTTGTCCGCATCCTTCACCCACTGCGCAAAGTTTTTTTCCTCGTACAGCGGGTTTCCGTCTGCGTCCTCGAGGGCCAGCAGCTTCTTCTCCAGCTTCTCCCGGTCCCGGTCGCTTCCGGCCAGATACTCTTCCTTCACGGCCTCGGTGATCTTGCTCTTGATTCTGCCCTTGTCCTTGCCTGCGGTCAGCAGCCGGTTTATTTCGTCCTGCACGTCCTTCGCCCGGCCATTTTCCACTTCGTCCAGGAGCGCGTCGTATACGCTGCCGTCCTTGCTGCCCGCCAGCAGTTCGTCTGCCTTGCCGTCCACCGCCTTGTTCACAAGGTCGATGAGCTGCGCCCGCCGGGCCGCGTCCGCTTTGCCCTTGGCTCTGTCCGTCGCGGGGGCGACGCCCAGCCCCTCCCGCAGCTTCTCGAATACGGCCTGCCGGGCCTTTTCCTCTGCCCGGGTCTTCCCGGCGTTCCGGGCCTCAGCCGCCGCCAGCACGTCGGCGTCGTACTGCTTCAGCCGCCTTGCCAGCTCGCTGTCCACCTTGTCCGTCTTGTTCATCTGTTCCAGCTTCTTCATCGCCGCAGCAGCCTCCTCGCTGTCCCCGCTCTGGATGGCGTTGTACAGCCGGTCGTACTGCCCGGTGGCCGAAGAGGGTGCAGAGTTAAAGCTAAACCCTTTGCCTCTGCCGATGGCCTGTGCATCCTCCCAGTAGCCTTCAAACGCCTGCATCACCTTTCGGATGTTGGCCGCCGGTACGCCGTACAGCTCAAGGCCGCACTGGATGTCCTTCAGCACCGCCTTGTTCAGCTTCTGGTGGTGCGCCGCCAGCTCTTCCTCGCTCATCTCGCCGGTGTCCGTCCGCAGCAGCTTGGCGGTCTTGGCAAAGGCGGCAAACAGATCGTTCACCGCACTGATATTGGTGGTGCTCACCACGTCGTAGTCCGCGCCGCTTGCGGCGTTCGAGATAACACTGTAGATCTCCGCTCCGTACAAAAAGTTTCCGGCTGCGCTTTCGGTGTACAGGTCGAAGAACCGCTTGCCCACGCTGGCCGCCGTGATGTCGCCGTTCTCGTCCCGCTCCTTGTCCCACCGGTGGAGCAAGAAGTCTGCGCCGATCTTCATCAGGGCAAACACCGCCGTCTGCACCACCTGGCTTGCCGCCGCCCGGCGCAGGCCCTGCCCGGCCCGCTGTACCTCGGCCTTGTTCTCGGCGCTCTGGTCGGCAGCGTACCGCGCCTTCTGAGCCTTGTAGTCGCCCACGGCGTCGGCCAGGATGCCGTAGTTCTGGAAGCGCTGGGTGGTAAACATGGTCAGCGTCTTTACAAACTCATTGTCACTGCGCTGGATGCCCGCCCGCTGCATGGTGGTGTAGTTGGGCTGGGTCTCCTCGATGACCCGCTGGTACATCTTGTTCACGGCTTCCCAGTAGGCTTCGCTGCCCTTCTCCGCGGCACCCTCGCCGAATTCCGCTGCGTGGTGCTCCACATACCGCTTCGCGCCCTCCCACAGCGCCGCCACCGTGATCTCGTCCATGCCGGTGATCCAGCCGGTCACGGCAGGCATGGCCTCCGAGGCTTTGGCCACAAGGTTTTTGTGCGCGCCGATGGAGCTCATCTCGCCCCGCTTCGTTCCCCGCAGCCGGTATTGTAGCAGGGCGTCTCCGTGCCGGCGGATCTCTGCTTCCACCGCGGCCCGCTGCTTGCCCGAGAAGTTCTTCACGAAGGGCAGCACCGCCGCCATGGTGTCCGCTCCCAGCACAGCGCCCGCCGTGGGCAGACTGGCCGCCTGCGCGATGGCCACGCCCGGGTTCACGGTCAGGATGGCCCCGGCGTAGTTGCCCCGCATCCGGTCCAGCGCCCGGCTCATAGTGCTGCTGCGGTGCCGCTGCCTGGTCTGCAGGTCGGTCAGCAGGTCATTGATGTAGCTTACCGTCTCCCTGCCCCACTTCTCGCCGATGATCTTGTCCTTCAGCACACCGACGCCCTCCGCCGTCTCCACGGTGCTGTTCAGCACCCGCTGCACGTCCCGGATGGGGGCCGCAAGGCCCGCATAGGCCGCCGTGTCCCGCAGGCTCCGCTTCACCACGTTCTGACACTCTTCCAGCAAAATGGGCTTGTCGCTCTTCACGCGCTCCTTCAAAAAGCCCCTGCCCTCGATAGTGGCATCCATCTTCACGCCCTCGATCTCCGTCGCCAGCGTGCTCCGGTCTACCGCGATGGGGTAGTAGTTCTTCACGGTGGCCCGGTCATAGCCCAGCAGCTTCATGCTGGTCTCGTTGATGAGGTTCGTGGTGTACCGCCCGAAAAAGTCCTTCATGTCCTCGCACCACGCCCGATCGTAGTCCGTCATGGCGTCCTGTACCGTCTGCAAAATGGTGTCGGCCATGGGGACGCCGTCGGCGCCCACCAGCGTCCCCAGCATCACGGTCTGGCTGCGCTGGTAGGCTCTCTCGATGTTGCCCTTGGCGTACTGGGCGGCGTCCGGCAGGGTCAGGCCGCCGGTCATCAAGTGGTGGCGGCTGTCCTCGTTGCGCAGCAGCATATACAGACTGCACAGCTGTGCGTGGTTCAGCGGCACGGCATTGCCCTTGCTGTCCTTCAGGCCGATGTCCACCAGCTCTGCGCCGGGGCCTGCAAACGCTTCCACCTCTTTCAGGTGTTCCTTGCCGGTCACGTTGGCAAACAGGCTTTCGCCTTCTACCAGGATCTCCGTCTGCCGCCGCTGGCCGTCGTTCAGCATCTGCCCCAGCTTCTCCATCTGGCCGTTTTTGGTGTAGCCGCCCAGGCGCCGGAACATTCTTGTGCCGCCCAGCATGTCCAGCTGGTAGCGGTTCATCGCGCCCTTCGCCTTTTCAAATTTCTCTCCGAAGCCGTTGCCCTCCGAGTTCAGCACCTCGCGGGCGGCCTTCATGGCCATGCCGTCCACTTCTTCGGCCCTCGCAAGGCTCAGGGTCTTGTTCTCGGTCCGGATCATGTGCAGGGTGCTGGCCGTGATGGCCTTCAGCATCCGCAGCTGGTCCACCGTCATGGGCAGATAGGTGCGGTTCTCCGTCTCCCGGATGCGCTGGCGCAGCCGGTCCCGCAGCTGTTCGGCCTTGTCGCCGTCCGGCAGGGCCTTGGCTTCTTCCAGCTGCTTGTTCAGCCGGTCCAGCTTTGCCTGCTTGCTGGCGTTCATGTCGTCCCGCAGCGTCTGGATCAGCTTTTCCACGCCGCTGTTCTCCCAGTCGGCGTGGATGCCGGCGTCCATCTCTCCGCTGCGCCGGATGCTGTCCTGCAGGGCGGTCAGCTTGGTCAGGGCGTTGTTGTTCAGCACTGCCATGTCTGCCAGCTTCGCCACCTCGGCAGCCTGCACGATGAGGCTCTTCTGTACATATTTCCCGGGCTTCGGCCGCAGCACCATCTGGTTGAGCTGGGCGGCATTGTTCCGGATGCTCCGTTTCAGTTCGTCCGCCTTCCGTCCTTCCCTGGCCTTCTGCACCCGCTTTTCGGCCAGTGCCTTGGCCACGGCTACGTCCTCGTCCCGCTGCTGCCGGGCCGTTTCAATGGCAATGGCATTCCGCTGGGCCTGCTTTTCCTGCCACGCTTCCGCCTTGCGCTGGTTCTCGGCCTCCCACTCCATGATCTCGTTTTCCTGTATCAGCAGCTGACGCTCCGCCCGGTCGGCCCGCCGCCGCTCTCCGGCCACCTGCCGGGAAAGGTCGTTGATCTGGGAGCGCAGCTGTCGGCGCTCCAGCTTTATCTCGTCCAGCATCTCCTGCCGGGCCTGCTTCATCCGGTTCTTTTCGGCCTTCCATTCCCGCTCGTAGGCTTCCCGCAGAGCGGTCATCTTCTCGTCGAGACCCGCTGCTGTGCTCACCTGTGCGCCCAGCGTTTCCAGATTCTCGTTAAGCTGTCGTTCTGCCCGGCTCACGCTCTTGACCTCGTCGCTCTGGCTGCGGCTGTTTTCCCGCATCCGGTCGGCAAAGGCTTTCCGCTGGGCCTGCTGCACACTCTTCAGCCCCTTCGTAACCTCAGCCGCCCGCTCCTCGCTTCCGGCGGCCATGGCGGCCACTTCACGGTTGTGCTTTAAGATGCCCTCGAAGACCGCCTCGGCGTCGGTCATCTCCGGGTGGCTCATGATGTCGCCGATCATCCGGCCCGCCAGTTCCACCTTTGCGTCCTCGTATTCGGCAGCGTCCGCGAACCGACTCATCATCTTGGGCTTGATGGTGTCGTGTACGTTCATCAGCACGTCGAGCCATTCCGTGCTCTCCATGCCGGCTGCGCCCGCCACGCCCGCTTCCTGTGCCGCCGAGCGGAAGAGTGCTGCCGCGCTCTCCTTCACGCCGCCCATAGCCCGGGTGTCGTTCACGATGGCCTCGTACTGTTCCGCCGGGTTGCCGTCCCGGTATCCCTCCGCCTGCCGCAGTTTCACGCCGTGACGCCGGGCCTCGGCCACCGCCTCTGTCCAGCTTCCGTACCGCTTCACAAGCTCCGCCTTGGCCTTGCCGTTCTTGTCTACCGTGTAGGTCAGGTCGTGCAGGTCGGGGTATTCGTTCCACAGCTCCGTATTCCGGTAGGTGGCCTCGTCCAGCACCTCGCCCGCCAGCGTCTCGGCCAGTCCCTGCGCCTTGGCCATGTCCGCGCCCTCCGAGCGCAGATACTCCACCAGCGCCCGCGTCTCGTTTGCCAGCTTCGTCCGGTCGGCCCGGCTGCCGTTGGTCTTGGTCCACCGGATGGCGAGGCTCTCGAGGGCCGCGTCCGAGAGCCGGGTGTTCTTCGTCAGGCCGAAGAACTGGTTCAGGGTATCAAAGGCCGCCGCCTTCTCCGCCAGTACCCGGCTGGCCTGCCGCTGCTGGTTCTGCTTTGCCTCCCGGTCGGCCTGCTCGGCCTTCTGGAAACGGACATTCGGCAGCTTGTTCAAAATCTCGGTGCGCTTGGCATCGTCTCCGGCTTTGTACTGATATACCGGCACACCCTGCTCCTTCAGACTGTTCACCAGCGTCTCGCTGGCGTTGTCCGGCAGGACAGCTGCCTTTACCTCATCAAAGCCCACGGCCCGCTGAGGTTTAGCCTCAAAATACCCGGTAGGGATAGCGGCCACATCTTTGTACAGCTGCCGTATCATCTGGGCTGTGTCTTTGCCAATGATATACCCCTCTTTTGCAAAGGTCTTGCCGATCGCTGCGGCTGTCTGGCTGCCCTGCGCGGCCCGCAGCAAAATGTCGCCAAGAATTTCCCGCTCTTCAAAGCTGTTGTCCGCGTGGGCTTCGGTCTCGCTGCGCAGCTTGTCAACGACCTTTTCAATCTGGCCGTCTGCCTTTTCCAACAGTGCCTTATATTCTTCTTCCGGCATCTGTTGTAAACGGTTCTTGTCTGCCCGTACCTCATCAAGGCTTTTATACTCTGCGGTCGTAGTTGACATCAGCGTTGCAGCTGACACACCCCACACATCCTGTCCCCGCGCGTTCTGGTCGTTCATAGCCGCCACAAGGTTTTCCAGTGTATAGGGATTATGCAGTTCCGTAAAACTTCGTCTCTTTCCGCCGGGTGTGAAACGGTCTTTGCCGTTTCGGATGCCTTTCTGTCCCAGCACACTTCCAAGCTGTTCCTTTACCCAGTTTTTCACCGCTGCTTCGGGAGCCGCCTGCCGGATGGCTTCTCTAGTAGCTTCCACATCCAGCTCTACTTTTCCATTGCTGGTATCAGTCATCATCTTATACGCGTGTTCGAGCAGGCCATACAGGCGTCCACGGTTCTCATTGCGCAGTTTATTGATACGCATCTGCCATCGCCGATTCTGACCTTCCAGCGAGCCGTGTGTATACTTTTCTTCCAGTGCATCCGCTGCTTTGTCGGCCAGCTTGTCCATCAGGTCAAAGTCTCCCCCCTCGAAGACTTTCTTGAGTTCGTCCGCCCCGGCATATTCGATGATTTTTTCCAGCGAATCATTTCCGAGGCTATCGAACTGTTCCTTCTCCGTCCTGTATATGGGTTCTACCTTCTCGCCCTGAGCTTTCAGATATGCCAGCTGCACCGCAGTATCCCGCTGGAGCTTCTGCGCTAATTCCTCACGATTTTCGCTGCTCACCTCATCTACACCAATACGCTGCAGCGACGAGCTGTTTGCAAACTTTCCCTCAAAATCGCTCTGGCTGGCTTCATATACAGTATCTTCAAAATCAGCTGCCGCTTTGCTGTTTACCTCGTACTCCACGTTCGGCCTGGTCGGCGTCCACGCATCCGAACCATACACCCTGTTCGCTCTGCTGGCCTGCGGGTCAATGGCATCCGGGCCAAACACCAGCGAGATGGGGCCATACTTACTGTGGCCGTGCTGTGCCTTCACCACCGCGATAGAAGGCGACGGCATACCTCCCAGTTCCAGTGCCTCCTTCAGATTCTCTTCTGTTAGATTATGTACAGCCACCAGTTCCTTGGTTTTGCCTACTTCCACCGGAGCGCTTAGCTGGAACCTCACCGTTTTCTTCACAGCCTCGTCGGTTCTCTTGCTTTCGTCGGAGGTTCGTGCTATACTTTGCTTAGAAGCCTCCGGCAATCTGCTGGCATCATGACTTTGTGTTTTGGTGACGGTTCCACCGGAGGCTTCTACCGAGACCTCCGGTCCGTTGCTCCTCGAATCTTCGGATTCTATGTGGGCTTTGCCGGAGGTCTCTATTTTTATGGGCTTAATGTCCACAATATCATAGAATATCTCCCGCTGGTCCGTTTTGATGGCCGTCAGCACATCCGCCTCATAGGCGTTCTGCCCGACTTGGATCTTGATTTTTCCCCGGTTGAATGCTTCCGCATTCTTGTGGCTCGCAGGCTCACGGTATACTTCGTCTGCCGTCCGGATGATCTCGTCCAGATTGGCTGCTATCCGCATTTTATCTGCATAGGCATTTGCGCTCTCCCACTGCAATGCTTTCGTATACTTTGACCAGACAAATTCCTTGCGGCTTTCTTTCGTATTTTCAATCGTCCAGCCGTTCCGCTTAAAGCCGTTCGGAAAACGCTCCTTGATAGCCTGCTTGACCGTAGACTTCCACTCTTCCTGCGGGACATCCTTCAGAATATCTTCGTCGATTTTGATATAAGTCTCTCCGGCCTTATCCTTCAAAATCGAAAGCCGAACCCCCTGCTTTTCCGCCGCGCTCTCGGTCTTGAGAGTTGCGGCGTTTTCTTTTGCCGCCCGCAGGTTGTCCATGGCCTTTTCTGCATGGGCGAAATACTCGTCCTGCAAAGCGCGCTTTTCGGCCTCGGCCAGCCGCTTCGCTTTCAGGGCGGCGCGGTTGTCCGGGTCGATGGTCAGCACTTCCTTCGCCCGGCTGATGAGCCCATCCAGCATCTGCCGCACCTGCTCCATCACCTTGTGGATGGTGCCGCTCTTGCCTGCATTCTTCTCTGCCTGCCCGCGCTGGAACGTCACCCAGCGCTTGATGCTCTCCTCGCTGTCAAAGATGCCCCGCCATGCGTCGGCCACCAGCTCCTCCGCTGCCTGCTCATAGGTCAGGCTCTGGGCGCTGTAATCCTGCAGTTTCGCCCGGATCATCTCGTCCAGGCTTTCGTAGCCGCTGCTCTTCGCCAGATATTCCAGCGCGTGCTCCTGCAAAGTCCGTGCGCCCTCGGTGTCCAGCGCGTTGTACCAGTGGTAGTCCTCGTGCAGCACCGTGCCGAAGATGTCCTGCGCACTGTCGCCGAAGAAGATCCGGGCCGTCTCGGTGTCCACATAGGCCCTGATGTTCCGGTCATTCTGCAGCACATCCCTCAGCACAGCATCCGTGCCGGTGGCCGCGGCGTTCAGGCTGATGATCTGGCTGGCCGGGTCGCTCTCCTGCCGCATCGTACCCTTGGCGTATACCTCGCCCCTGCCGCTGGTGCTCTCGCTGCCAAGTGTCCCGCCCAGCCCGGCCATCTTTTCAGCGTAGAGCATCCGTTCGCCCTTGCCCTGGGTGTAGGCGATCTCAAGGGCCGTCCGCCCGGCGTCGGTGCTCAGGATGTAGTTGATGTCCGCCGCCGTGCCGCTCATGCTGCCCGCCAGCTCCAATGCCTGCGCAAAGGTGTCCGCGCCGCTCCGGCCCAGCCGGTACAGCGGCGACGCTGCGGCAGCATACCGGTCGGCGTCCACCCTGTCCGGCATATTTTTGCTGATGGTCTCGGCTGCCTTGTCCGTCACCCGCCAGCCTTCCAGCGCCCGCTGCACCTCGGCCTCTCGCTGAGTCTTCGGCGCTTCCGGCCGGAGACCCAGAGTCTCCTGCAGCGGGGCGTTCTCGTAGCCGTCGGTTTCAGCTGCGGCGGCAGCCGCTTCACGCACGTTGTCCGGCGCGGCCATTTCCGGCACGACATCGGCGGTTTCTGCGGGAGCACTCTGTACTGTCTGCTGCACACTCGCAGCTTCGATGGGCAGCTCTGCACTCTGTACAGTAGGCGCAGCTTCGCTTTTCACGTTCTGCTGCGCTGCAATATCCCGCAGCATTCGGCGGGTCGCGCCCGCAGTGTCGGGCAGCGTCACGCCGTAAGCCTGCTCAAAAGCCGCACGGTTTTCCCGGTTCTCGGCGTTCGGCGTAAACAGCCCGATGGTCTTGCCCGTCAGGCTGTCGTTCGCCGCCACTTCGGCAAACTGCCGCACCGCCGGGTTTTCCGACTGCGCAGCAGCCTCGTTTACGCTGCTGTTTACTCCTTCCGTCTGCGCCTGCGGCGCATCCGCGCGCTGCATACTTTCAGTGGAGCTCCGTTCTCGCGCGGCGTCAGCCGACGGGAACGGTGAGAGGTTTTCTTCCTGCCCGCTGATGTTTTCAGTGGCCGCAGGCGAAGCCGGCTGAGAAGGCTCCGCTGCCCGGGCCTCCCATTCCTTCTGCTGGGCGGCAGCCCGCTTCATCCGGTCCATCTGGTCATAATGCTCTGTCTGCCCCAGCAGGCTTGCGTCTCCTCCGTTCAGCTTTGCCAGCCCCGTGCCGACTGCGCCGCCCAGCGCGCCGGACGCGCCGCCGGAAAGTCCGCTTTCCAGCGCGGTGAGGAAGGTGTCTTTGGTAAACAGGTTCTTCGCCGCCTCGCTGTCCCCCAGCGCAGCGTCGATGGCCATGTCCGCATAGGTCTCCGCGAAGGCCTGCATCGAGTTGTCGATGCCGCCCGAGATGGCCGCAGCCACCGCCGGGTAGCGCTTCGCCAGCTCCGAGCTGCCCGCCAGCCCCTGCACCCAGTCCGCGATCTGCCCTGCCAGTGTGTCCTTCGCGTAGTCCGAGCCCATGGTCTTTGCAAGGTCTGCTGCGCCCACCGAGTTGATGGCCCATCCCGCGCCAAACTTGGCGAGGCCGCCGCCCAATGCCTTACCGGCGCTCTCGCCCTTCTCCGCGCTCTGGCCCATGGCCTCCGCCGCGCCTTGGGCGCTCAGCATAGGCAGGATCCACGCAACGCCATCGCCGCCTGCTGCAATGGCCAGATTCTCCGCGGCGCTGGTCACAGCCCCCGCCACGGCCCTCTGGGCCGGGCTCAGGCCGCTCTGGGCCGCAGCCGTCAGCTGCTGCCCGCGGTCGTAGAGCTGGTAGCCCACGCTCTGGTTCTTGTCGATGCCGTCGCTCACTTCCAGCCCCGCCAGCCGCTGGCGCATCTCCCGGATCTCCTTGGAGTTGTACCCCATCGAGATCAGCTCCCGGTTCCGGCTCTCCGGCCAGGTGGGGTTATAGTCCATGTCCACATCGGTCAAAAGGTTAAAAAGGCTCTGGGCGTGTTCGTCGCCCTTTACCTCCTGCTCCACCTGTTTCCAGTTCTTCAGGGTGGCGTCGATGTTCTTTCCCGCCTGTACGCCGTACTCCGCGCCCAGCAGCGGGGCAGCAGCCACCGTGTCTCCGATGCCGCCGATGGTGTTCGCCGCCCGGCGCGCATACCGCTTCCATGCGGGGATGGCGTCCAGCGCAGCGTTCATCTTCCGGGCCTCGTCGATCTGCGCCTGTGTCCAGCCGCCCTTCCGGATCAGGTCGGCGTCCGTGTACGCGCCGTGGGTGTTGTCCACCCGCCGCACCGCGTCGGCCAGATTCTTGTTGTCCCCGGTGTCCATCCACTGGTTGATCCGGTCGAACTCGTCCGGTACGCTGTCCTTGGCAAAGCTGGCTCTCAGCTCCTGCGCCCGGCCGCTGCCGTAGGCCATGGCCCCGCTGCCCACGTTCTCCAGCACGTTCCCGCTCTTCGCCGGAACGCCCCACTTCTGCCCCATGTCCAGCGCCCTTTCGGTGGGGTTTCCTTTAAGAAGGGCGCTTTGCGCCCGGGTTGCGGCTCCCAGCGTCTGCTGCGCTGCCGCTTGCATCCCGCTGGCCGCTGCCCCAACAGCTCCTCCCTGTTTCGGCCACTGGCCGCGGTCGTCACCGTTGCCCCTATCAGGGGAGCTCCGTTCTCGCGCGGCGTCAGCCGACGGGAACGGTGAGAGGTTTTCTTTCCGCCCGCTGCTCGCCTGAGAGGGCTCGTTCCTCGCATCCACCTCCCCCATGTCGCTTATGTGCCGCTCGGTGTACTGCTGTAAGGCTTTGTCCCGGGTGTTCTGCTCCTGTTCTGCCTGACGTTGTGCTTCCTTTTTGTCAAACTCCCGGCTCCACTGGCTCAACTGCTCCTTGGTGACACTGCTCTTCTTTGTGGTGGTGCTCTGCGCAGTGCTGCCCGCCCCACTCACCTTGTCCGGGTTCTTTGCGGCAAATTCCCTGCTCCATTGTGCGAGCTGCTGTTTGGTTACTGCCATTCCGTCTTCTTCCCTTCTTTTTGTCTTGACAAATAGTATTGTATTTGTTATTCTGTTATTGAGGAGATGATGTCGTGAAAAGTTATTCGTCCCGCGAGGTCATAAAGGCGCTCAAGGCCGACGGCTGGTATGAGGTCAACTGCGTGGGCAGCCACCACCAGTATAAACACCCCGCCAAGCCCGGTCGCGTCACCGTAAAAGACCCCGATAAAGATATTCCCCGGGCTACGCTTAACCGCATTGAGCAGCAGTCCGGCCTTAAATTCCGCTGAATGATAGGAGGCTTTTCTGATGAAAAAGAATCTTCCCGACCGTTACTTCTATCCTGCCGTGTTTATCTACGAGGACGGGCAGGAGATCGCTGTCGATTTTCCCGACCTCGGTGTCGCCACCAGCGGTACGTCCGAGGACGACGCCCTGCTTTCCGCCCGCGAGCTGCTTGGCTGCGTGATGTGCGGGCTGGAAGAGGACGGCGAGCCTATCCCCGTCCCCTCGGCCCTGTCCGCCATCCAGCCTAAAGAAAACGAGCGGGTCGTGCTGGTCGATGCCTATATGCCGTCCGTCCGGCTCGCCAGCGTCAATCGTTCGGTAAACCGCACCGTCACTCTCCCGGCGTGGCTCAATGCCGCCGCCCTTGAACGCAATGTAAACTTCAGTCAGGTCCTTCAGGACGCGCTCAAGCACCAGCTCCACCTCGCCTGACTTTATCCCAAAGCCTCCTGCACACGGTCGTGCAGGAGGCTTTTCTGTTACCCTGCCAGCTCAAAGGCTTTCCAGATCTCGTCGTCCGTGTATCCCTGATACTTCAGGCTGTCAAAAATAGTCTGGTCATCCGAGCCGTGGTTCCTCTGGCCCTTGATGGCGTTCGCCGCCACCTGCGCCCGCTGCGGGACACTCGACTGGCTTGCCGTTCTTCCGGTGCTCTGGCTCTGTCTGTTACTTGTCCTAGTACCCCACTTGTTTGCCGGGTCTCCTTTCCAGCTCTGCCCCGTCAGACCTCGGTTCGCCTCCAACAGGTTCGGGGTGTCGTCCTTTATCCAGCCCGCATCCGTCAGCGTCCGCTTGTAGTAATCATATCGCGGGTCACTCGCTTTCATTGTGACAAACTCCTTCGACATACTCAGCAGCTGGGCATAGGTCGGGCTGCTCCCGCTGCTTTTCGTTCTGCTGCTCCTGCTGCCCGAAGAGCCGCCCGAGCCGCCGCTTCTCCGACTGCTGTAGCTGCCGGTGATGTACTGAGGCGTGTAGTTCAGCGCATCCCTGCTGATGCCGTACATGTCGGCTACAGCCCCTGCTGCATCGCGGAAACCACCCTCGTAAAGGTCGGTGATTCCCTTCATTGCTGTCAGATAATCCGCCGGGGAAAGCTCAGTCGTTTTCTCCGTGGTCCAATCGTTGAGAATGCTGGGGTCTAAGCCGTTCGCACTCAGGAACTGGTTCAGGAAAGCTTCGCTTGCACCCCGTTCTTTATAGTCAAGCGCTTTGTCTATCGCCATCTGCTGCAGCTGCGCCTGCACCTGTTTTTCTTGCAGCTCATGTTCCTGCTTCCACTGGTCATATCCCTTGTACCGGTCGTAGGCGGTAAAGCCCGCTTTTACAACATCGGTGCCTACCTGCATCAGATTATCCCAGAAGTTCTGCTTCTCCTGCGCCGCCTGGTCTGCCCGGCTCTTCTTGTAGTCCCGCCAGTCCTGCGCGTTGGCCACAGCCCCCTGATGCTCTGCCGCCTCGAGGCTGTCCTGATTCTGCAGCGCACTCAGCAGCCCCGAGAGGCCGTTCTGCTTCAGCTGGTACATGGTCAGGGCCTTGTCCCGCAGTCCGGCCAGCCCGTCGTCTACCTTCGCCATGGCCTGCTGGTAGCCCTGCTGGGCCACACTGTTTGCGTAGCTCGAGCCGTACCCGCCGCTCAGCGCGGCAGCGCCCGCAGCGGCGTTCTCAGCCGCCGCCCTGGCATTCGCCTGCGCGCCCGCGCGGTACTGCCGGTAGAGTTCGCTGTCCGTGCCTACGTCATAGCCCGCATTGCTGGCCGCGCCCATGCTGTCCAGCGCCTCGTTGATCCGGTCGGTGTAGTTGCTCTGGTACGCCCCCGGCATCGCGTTCTCCGCTTCCTTCTGCGCCGCCTGCGCGTCCCTGTATCTCTTAAAAACTCCCATTTTCTAATCTCCTTTCCTCTTAGCCTCCCCTTATTAGGGGAGGTGTCGCGCCGTCAGGCGTGACGGAGAGGTTTTTGACCGCTCAGCCCCTTCCGGGCCGGGCGCTTTATTTTCACAGCAGAAACGGCAGCAGACTTGCGGCAACGCTCAGGATCGTCCCAAAGAGGCCCGTCCCCCGGCTCTTCTTTGCCTGGCTTTCGCTGGCCGCCTGATTGTACGCGCTCTGATAGTAGTTGCGCTGGTTCTCCCAGTTCTGGTAGTTGGTCTGGTACTTCTCGTAGTCCTGTGCCTCGGCCTGCTGGTAGCCGCTCAGCTGGCTCTGCAGGTCGCTCTTTTTCTGGGTGTACTGGTTCAGCGCCTGGCTGTACAGGCTGTTGGTGGCACTGCTCAGGCCCGCCATGGCGTTCTGGTAGGCGCTCTGGCCCGCCTGGGTGCCGTAGCTGGAGCCGTACCCGCCCGAGATGGCGCTGGCGTTGGCCTGGGCGTTCTCGTTGGCCAGCTTCGCCTGCCGGGTGTAACTGTTCTTATACTGCTCGTAGGCCGCATCCCGGGTGGGGTCGTAACTGAAATCCTTCATCCCGTCCAGCTGGCCCATCACGCCGTCGATCTTGTCCTTGTATTTGCTGGTGTAGTCGCCCGGCTTCTTCGCCTCCCACGCATCCAGCTGCGCTCTCGCATCGCTCACTCTGCTCATAATTACACTCCTTCCTTTAAGAAAGGCTCCCCTCGCTAGGGGAGCTGCTTTGCAGCGCCGCCGTCAGGCGGACTGCAAAGCTGAGAGGTTTTCTTCCCGGCTGCTGCCGTTTCTAAAGGCCCTCTCCCGCCTTATTTCAGCTTCTCCTGCAGATCCCCCGCAAGGTTCTCCGTGTCAATGTTGCTCAAAATGTATTCCAGCTGCTCCTGCATCTGGTACAGATAATTCCTCAGCTCCCGGGCGCTGGCCGTATCCAGCCCATCCAGCCTCGGCATGGAGATCTTCGAAAGTCCTACAATGCTTGCCATAGTTTCGCTCCTTTCTGCCCTCTGTCGCAGGGCACTACATTTTACGCCAAGTCAGGCTTCAGGTGTCTAGCTCAGACCTGCCCGGCCTGCCAATGGCTCCCCTCTTAGGGGAGCTGGCGCGAAGCGCCTGAGAGGTCCTGCCGGGCGAGCGTTCTTCCAAAGGCTCTACCTTTTCGGCATCGCACCACTCACTCTTCCGCCCTCGCTGCTGCTCAGCGTCATGGCGATGCTCCTCACTGCGATCTGTCCTTTTCCGGTCAGGCGCAGCCGCATGGTGTCGTGCCGGGTCGGGACAAAGGGCAGGTTCACCTGCACCCGCCTGTCCCGGGTGTCCACCCGGCCCATCTCTTGCCACTCGCCGCCGTCGAAGCTGGCCCACAGCGTCACCACGGTCCGCTCCATGGCGTCCAGCCGCACCGTCACCCGGCTGCAATACTTGTCGTCCGGGTCTCCGAGTCCGATGTCGCCGGTCACGGCCTCGTATTCCACCGTGTCCTCTTCGCCGCCGACTTCCCGGCTCCCGTCTGCGGCCCAGATTGCTTCTTTGTCCCAGAGGTAGAGCTGCCGCCCGGTGCTGCACATGGCCCAGCCGGTGGCGTCCTCCTCGTGCCAGAGTCCTTTCTCGGTGTCGTACACCAGCAGCCTCTGCCCGCCGGGGCTCTCGGTGTGCAGGTAGTACCGCCCCACCAGCCCGCCGGCGGCCGCCCTTGTCACCCGGCTCATGGCCGTCTCGTCCAGCGAGGCCGACACCTTGGTGGGCAGGCTGCCGTCCCACGCCATGACGCCGTCCATCGAGAGGTAGTACAGTGTCTCGTTGATGACGCAGAGGCTCTGGTGGGCGCCCTTGGCCACGCCCGAGCACTGGATGCTGCTCATCTGGTAGTCGCTGGGCTTGGTGCCGTAGAGCTTGTGTAAGCCGTTCTCCTTGAAGAAAAGCACGTATCCCATGCAGGTAGCTGCGCCGGTAAACGCTCCGTCGCTGCCCACGGTTACGGCATAGCTGTCCGCTGCCGTGCCGCGATAGGAGAACCAGTTGGTGGCGTCACCCAGCTTGCAGGCATAGATGACGTTCTCGGTGCTCGAGCAGCCCCACACCCGGTTGTTGTGCTCCGTCAGCCAGTCCAGATCCGGCACCCGCCGCTGGGCTGTCACGTCCGGGAAAGGCCCGTCGAAGGTCTGGGTGGTCTTGCCGTCCATGGCCGTCCACACCACGCTCTGGCCCGTCACCACACAGGTGCCGTAGTACAAAACGCTCTCGATGTCCGGCGCAATGGAGAGGATCACTGAGTCCCCGGCCACGTCGTCCACCGCCACATCCCCGCCGAAATCGGCAGAATAAGCGTTCTTCACCACGCCAGGGATTCCCGTCAGGGTCACGGTGTCCCCGGCCTTGAAGGCTTCGCCCAATCCCTTGCAGGTCACACGGCAGTAGTTCAGCAGGATGTTCTGCCACCCGCCCGCCGTGCTGTAGAGCTTCAGGGCGTCGCGGTAGCTCCACGGGGCATCTTCGGCCTGCTTGAGCCAGACGTCGCCGTTCTTGGGGCTTTCCGGCTCGGTCGCGCCGAATTTGTTCGGCATGTACACCACGCCCGCAGCGTCGCAGGGGGTCACAGTCAGGCTTTTGCCGCCCTGCTGCCAGCCGGATCCCAGCGCGCTCAGCGTCCCCGCTGCGGTGTCAAAGGACATCTTGTCCGGCCAGATGAGCACCTTGGTCCCCATGCCCACCATCTTCTTCTCGCCGTCCGTCAGGGCGTCCTTCAGCTCCACGGTGTCGCCGCCGTCGTCCGGGGCATACCGCAGGGTCGTTCCTTCCACGGTCACGAGGCCGTTCAGGTGGTACATCCCGTTCATCCCGGTCGCTTGACGCACCTTCCGCCGGGGCTTGCGGGTCTCGAGGGCCGGGTATCCCCGCGAAGAAAAGTTCTTCTCCTTGCTCAGCTCTGCCTCGCTGCAGGCATACCCCTCGTTCAGCCCGCCAAATACCCGCAGCAGCTGCCGCTGGCTGTTGATTTGATTCAGGTTCGTCACGTCATCAGCCTCCCGCCACCTACCGGCATATAATTCCGCCTCACCCACGCCGCAAACTCCTGCACATAGCTCGTGTAGAGCTGCAGCTCATTCGCCGCCCGGGCCGTCTCGCCGAGGGCGAGGTCCATCTGCGCCGCCAGCCAGTGGGGATAGAGTGCTTCCGCTGCGTTGTCTGCCAGCAGCGGCGTGTCGTATTCCAGCCCTTCCGCCCACAAAATATCCGCACCGCGTCCCTCGAAGTCGCTGCCGGTGTCGCTGCGCTCCACCACGTTCCGCCGCAGGCCGCTGTCGGCCTGCCGCAGCCACAGCTGCTTCATCTCGTCCGAAAAGCTGTTGTTCGGCCTCAGCTCGTCGGCCATCTTTATCGCTTCGCCTGCTGTCATAAAACCTCCAAAACAAAATCCCCCGGCGCAGCAAGCGCCTGCAAGCTGTACCGGGGAATATCTCTCTGCCCTCTGTAGCGGAGCACTCTATTTTACGCCCCATCGGGCCTTGAGCGTCCAGCTTTACTTTCCCGGCCTGCCAATGGCTCCCCTTTCAAGGGGAGCTGGCGCGAAGCGCCTGAGAGGTCTTGCCGGGCGAGTGCTCTATGGTGGGTCTCTTATCAAATGGTCATCATCTGCGTACCGGCCGCCGCCTGCATGGCCTGGCTCTTCCGGGCCGCCTCGGCGTCCTGCTTGATGCTGTGCTCCAGCACCTCGGCCACAGCCTTCGGCACCTTCACGTCGATGCCGCGCTGGATGAGGTAGCTGTCGCCGTTGACGCCCACGAACACCGGTGCCGAGTAGCGGTCGTCATCCTTGAACAGGTGGATGGTCACCATGCCGTCGTCCTTTGCTTCGGCCTTCTCTTCGGCCTTTGCCTCGGCCTTTGCCTCGGCCATCGCCTCGGTTTTCTCCACAGTCTCCACCGCGTTCTCCACGGCATCCGCCGCAGCAGTCTCTTTCTTAGTCGCCATAGTATTTTCCTCCTTAATTTGCCTTCGCCTTCGCGCTGTACTTCGGGCTGACGCTCTCGATGCGCACCATGTACTGCTCGCACAGGCGCTCGGCGGTCTTGATGGCCTTCCAGCCCACGGACGCGCGCTGGTTCAGCGGGTCTTCGCCCGCGCCCAGCTGCTTGACGATGTGCTGCAGGCCGCCGCCCTCCACCTCGGTCACAGCGTAGGCGTGAGCCGCCAGCACCAGAGTGCCGAACACGGCCAGACTGGTGGGGCAGCCGGTGCCGGTCCAGATCTTCGCCTCGCTGGTCTCGATGAAGCGCACACCGGCCAGCTTGCCGATCTCGCCGTTGTAGATGTTCTCGGGGGAAGCGTACTTGTGGACATCGATCCACTCCGGGTTGCGGCGCAGATCATAGGCCACATAGGGGTGGACGATGGCCACATAGCTCTCGCCGATGGTGTCGGCGTTCTGGGCCTTCAGGGCAGTCGCCGCCTGGTCGATGAGATCCGGCGTCAGCACACTGGCAGTGGTCAGGTTGGCGCGGCTGGTCACGGCAGTGTCGCCCGCCGGCGCGTAGATGACGTTGGTGCCGCCCGCCAGCACCTCGCGGGTCACAGTGTCCAGCGTGCGGCCCGCCTGGGATGCCAGCACCTTGGTCGCCTGGGTGATGTTGTTGTCGATGGCGGTCAGCTGCAGCACGTCGGTGATGGCTGCCCAGCCGCCGTACTGCTTCACGGTGGCGGTCATAGGGGTGACGGTCAGGGCCTGAGCATTGGGGGTCACGCCCTCAGTCAGAGGCTCGGTAGCCTTGGGCAGGCTCTCGTACTTGCGGAACTCGATGGTCTTGCCGTTGTTGGCCGGGATGGGGTACTTGTCGCCGAACTGGTCATGCACCAGCAGCGGCTCCGCCTGATCCAGCAGACGCTTCTCGTAGTAGGTCTTCATTTCGGCGCTCATGCCAGTCGCGCCGGTGTGGTTTGCAGGCTGCGCAAACAGCTGCAGATTCATGTGGATTTTCATTTGTGTGCTCCTTTCGTGTCTTGCTTTATCGAGAGGCTTCCGCTTTCCGGATCTTCCCTCAAGAACGGTGAGAGGTTTTCTTTCGGTCAGCAGCGCCTTTCAGTTAAAAAGTGATGATCTGTCCCCGCATGGCGCGGCGCTCCAGCTCTTCGCACTGCTGGGGCGTCAGCTTGGAGACGTCGGTCTTCAGCACCGCCGCGCCGCCGGGGTTGGTGCCGTTCTCGCTGGGCCGTGCGCCCCGCTGGCGGATCCGGGCTTCCACGCCCTTCTCGACGGTCTTGGCCGTCTGGGTGGTGCGCCGGGCCATGATGTCGTCAAAGTAGCGGGCCTTGTAAGCGTCCTCCATCTTCACGCCCAGCTTGAGCATCTGGGCAAAGTCCGGGTCAGCCAGCGCCATCTTGATGTCAAAGCCCGGGTCCTCGGCCCGAATGCGCTCCGCAGCGGCGTCCCACTCCTGCTGGATGGCTTCCATCTTGGCGGCCTCCGCCCGCTGCTGCTCAGCGGCGCGGTGCTTGGCGTTCTCGCTTTCCAGCGCGTCCATCTCCTTGGCCAGCTGGACGCTGATGCCCTTCTTCATGGCCATGTCTTCGTAGTAGGCGTCATCCTTCACCACGCCGCCCTCCACGGCCGCAGCCAGTGCCTCGTAGTCGCCGGGAGCAGTGCCGTACTTCTGGCCCAGAGCGTTCAGGATACGCCCCACCGGCCCCTGCTCGTTCAGGATGCTGTCGTAGGCTTTCTGGGTGGCCTGCACGATCATCTCGCCAAACTCCCGGTTGTACTCGCCCCGCATCAGTTTGCCAAACGCTTTCCGGTGTGCCTCCGGGTCGGTGCTGCTCTTGTCTGCCGCGCCGTCCTGTTTCTCGCCTTCAGCAGCATCTTCCTCCGCGCCCGGCTCTTCCGCCGGGCTCAGCATCTCGTCCACCTCGGCGGCAGCAGTCTCCCGGCCCTTGCCCTGGACGGGGGCAGACGTCGCCTTTTCTGCCGCCGCAGGGGCGGCACCATCGCTGCCAGCAGCCGCTGCACCGTCACCGCCCTCCGCAAACAGCTGCAAGTCCACCGCCGGGCTGCACTTACAGCTTTTCTTGAAGTTCACATTCTCCGGGTACTGCTCGGCCAGCAGGGTCAGGCCGTCGGCCACAAGCTCGAACTTGTCCCGCATGAGGACGCTGTCGCCTGCCTCCACATTCACCACCGGGCCTTCCTTACCCTGATAGATGCAGCTCGAGGTGTGTTCGTCCTCCGCAGCGCTGTACGCCAGCGTCTGCATCAGGCAGCTCACCGCAGCACATACGATGTCCTGTCCCGCCGGGGCATACCCCGCGTGGCCCTCGGCCCTCATCGTCAGCTTCCCGCCCTCCGGGTCTGCCACATAAATAATTTTGATCATGTAGAACCTCCTCACTTATTCGGGTTGTTGATGTTCATCGCCCTCTCGGCAGCTTTCGTGGCCAGCGGGTTGGTCCCGCCGCCCACCTGTCCGCCCAGAGAGTTCGTTACCGTCTTTGCGCCGGCCTCTCCGCCGCCTCCGCCGCCGGTCATGGCAGCGGCAGCGGCCCCGGCCTGCTCGCTCAGGTTGGATCCGTTCTGCTGGTCGATGACCGCCGCCATCTGCTGGATCTGTGCCATCGCCTGCTGCAGCTGCTGGTACAGGGTGCCGTTCTGGGCCACCCGCTGGCGTACCTTCTCGATGCCCTCGAAGTCCATCATGTCCAGACACGCCAGTGCGGCGTCGGCGTTGGCCGGGGCAAAGAATCCCAGCTGGTAGCACTCCTTCGCCGTCTCGTTCTGGGAGAGGCGGCTGAAGGTGCTCTTTTTAGCCGCGCTCACCGTGATGTCGAACACCGGCTCATGGGCGCCCAGCTCCACGCCGCCCACGTTCTCCACCGGCTGCGGCCGCAGCATCTGGCCGGAAAACTCCCGGTACTCCGTGCCGCCCTGCTGGCCGGTGATGCGGTAGACCCGCTCTTCGTCGTAGAACTGCCGCATCAGGTCGATGATGAAGTAGCATTCTTTTGCAAAGGAGCGGTAAGAGCTCTTCAGCATATCCCGGCTCAGCTTCGAGCCTGCTTCCTGCAGCGCCGCAATGGCCGAAGCAGCGGTCAGGCCGCTGGTCGCGCCGCCCTGGTTCACGTCCCGGTTGCCGCTGATTTCCTTCAGCTCGGCCACACGGTTCTGCTGGTAGGCGATGGTGTTGGAGGGCAGCGGAGCCGTCTCCAGCTCCATAAAGCCCCGCTCGTCCAGCCGTCCCGTGATATGCACCACGTCTTTCGCCGTGTCCAGCAGCTCGTCCTCGTTCACGCCCGCCGTGTCCGAGATAAGGTAGCGTTTCTTGGCCGCTGCCAGCGTGTTCTCGTCCATGGCCTGCGTCATCCGGTCGATGGTGTCCTGGGTGTCCTTCATCACGTCGATGTACCCGAAGCCCGCCGGGCTGTTCTCTTCCACAAAGAGCGGGTCGAACACAAAGGGATATTTTCCGTGGTCGTAGAAGCCCGTCTCGGCCATCGCCGGGTCGTTCTCACTGGCGTAGAGCACCACGCCGTTGCAGAACTTGCAGTAATGCACCACGGTCTGGCCGCCGGGCTTCTCCCTCTTGTAGTACCAGTCCACTACCACGCTCTTTTCGCTGGTGTCGATGTTCTGGTCGCTGACGTACTGCCCCACGGTGATGCCGCTGCTGCCAGCCTTGCCCTCCAGCTGAGGCCACCGGGCCGTCAGACGGTCATTGTCGGCCAGTGCCAGCGAGAAAAAGTTGGCCGAGTCCTGGATGTCCTCCACCCCCGGCTCCCAGTACAGCATCAGCAGATCCATGCTCCGGATGGCGATGTCCCCGAGTCCGTCCCGCAGCGCCGGGTCCCAAAAAATGCCCTTCACGCCGGTACCCTGCTTGAGCTTGCGCCACCAGGTGTCGCTGTATACGCTCTCGTAGTCGGCCTGCTCCAGCAGCACCGGCAGGATCTCGGAGAGGAGCTTTGCCGTCTCCTCGTCGTCCTGCGCTCTCGGCAGCACGTTGGGCTCCGGGTAGTTGTCCATGGCGTCGGCGTGTTTGTTGGCGATGGAGTTGAACAGCCACCCCGTGCTGGGAGCGCGCTTGCCCTCCATCACCCGGTTGCCGTACTGCTTCCAGTGGCCCAGCTTGTACCATTCTTCGTTGTCGATGATCCGCTTGTCGAGGCTGGCCTTGGCCGACTTGTACTTCTCCAGCACAGCCATCGCCTCGCTGATCTCCTTCTCGCCGATCGCCGGTTCACCATCCAGCACCCCGGCCAGACTGACTCCTTCTGTCTGTGCCTGTGGCTCGTTGTCGGCGGCCGCCGCCATCATATCTGTTTCTCTTTCGTTCAACTGTTCTCACCTTCTAAAGCCTGAAATCCTCGGCAAAGCCGTAAATCGGAGAAACGAGAAAAAAGCGTTTAGCGAAGCGGCTAGCTTTTTTCCGTTTCGACTACTCCTTTGGGGTCTGAAAGGGGCGAGCAGCCCCTAGTTCGTGCCTCCCTGTCCTTGCCGCGCTAAACACACGGCATTTGCTTCGCAAACCGGACTGTC